CCAATGATCTCGGGATATACTGCTCTTAATAATGCTGTCAAACATCTCTTGTGCAACATTGACTTTCTCATGGTTCTCCATGCACGTTGCTTCAACAATCCACGCTTCTCAGCATCTTCAGCAGTGAAGGTCCAAGTGTGTTCAATATCAAAGTCAAGTTCATCTCGTCGCTTGGTGCCAATGATGCATCCATCTTCAGTCAATTCAATCACTCGAATATATGCGCAGATCTTCACGCCATCAGCATCGGTATAACGTCGCACCACTCCACACATTGCATCAGCATTGAGAGCAGGCTTACCACTGATCACATATGTATTTGCAAGAGTTACGGCAGGGTTGTCTTTGAAGAGATGACCGAAGGTTAAGAACGCTTTGACATTGTCATCGAAATCGTTGTTGTTTTTACTGAGGTTTTGAATTAGTGTAATAGTATCTTGATTTAACATTTGTTTGCTCCTTTTTATGAGTGTGATTAAGATCGATATATTGAGGTGAGCAACCAACGGACTTGATCCTGTGTTGCTCCCCTCACGTTGTTTTCATATACAACGACGAGCTTCGCAAAGTCTCGACCGTCTAGACAAGTAATCTCAGCAGGAAATTCACCTTGCTCAAATAAGATGTTGTCAGCATTGCTTTCAATAGATTCTTTTGTGATCTTGCCTTGGTTCAAAAGATATTGAATGTCATCATCTTCTTTTTCTTCGATGCGTTTCATTGCTTCAAAGATTGCCAAGGTGACATCATGATTGATCACTCTTGAATACTTGCTGATTGTGATTGGCTCCTTTTCTTCTAACATGAAAAGAATAGCGATGATTAAAACTGCGATGATTGCATATAACATTTAAAGCTCCTCGATAAGTTTGTCATTGATAATAAGATCCACAAGTTCACAGTGATTGAGTTCATGCTCGTTTCCATGATTGCCTTGTAAAAAGTAAGCGTATATTGTGAAGGGTGATGACTTGAATGGATAAACGATGATCTCTTCTTTCTCTTGAATGAGGAAGACTTCATCAGTGTTGGGGTCAGTGAATTGATCTCCTGCATGAAAGTTCATTGGTCTTCATCCTTTCTAAAATCATTAAGAGTAAGTTGAATGCCAGTCATATCTTGGAGACTGTCAGCGATTCTCAAAGCTGTATGCATTTTCATTGTTTGACTTCTCAAGTAATTTGAAAGCCTTGGTTGTGTGATATTCATATTCTCAGCAAGTTGAGTCATGGTGTATCCCTGACTTGCTAAAGACGATTTGATTCGTCGTTTTAATCTGCTCATGTTGTCCTCCTCGTTTGAGATGATCAAGTATTAGAATAATATATTTACTTTGTCAAATAATATTTTATAAGAAAAGAAATAAATTATTTTGTTGACAGAATTACTTATATTATACAATATGATTGAATGCTACATAAAAGGAGTAAGCAATGAATGAATTCGAAGTCCAGTCTCTCATCATGCAAGCGAGAGATGTTAAGCCGGCAGATAAGTTCGTGATGATCTGCATCTTAAAGAATGTGAATTGGTCAACATGGAAAGGATCAGTCAGACTTTTATATATAAGTAAGAAGTATGATGTTAAGAGAAAAACACTATACAGAATCATTGAACGCCTGAAGTCGTTGAATTGGATCAAAGTTAATATCAAATCAAATGAAACAACTATTGAGGTTAATATCAAAACATTATTGACTCAAAAGGACATGGTCAAAATGACACAGGGTCAAAATGACATGGTCAAAATGACTCATGGGGATAGTCAAAATGACCCATTAGTGGTAGTCAAAATGACCCATGGGGATAGTCAAAATGACCCACATAACAATAATAACAATAATAATACAATAGATATCAATAAGGAAGATCTTGAACTTGTGACAAAAGAAGAAGCAATGGAATATACTTCAAACCAAGAATTCAATAATCTATCTCATGTGTGTGATGATCGTGGCAAGGTTCCTCTTCATGTCTTAAAAGCAGTACATCGAAGACTTGAGATTGAAAGACGTTGGGCACATCATCACAAGACGATTGAAACAAATGTATTGAATGAAGCAAGAATCTTTGAAGCGTTCAAGAAAGCAGAGATCAGAGAAGACTTTGATTTATATGGATCAACTGCACAAATTAAAAAGACTTGGAGATCATAATGGATAGATTAGGAGATAGTCCAGAACTAAAGAATTTATTAAATTCATTAACAGAGTTTATTCAAGATCCAAATCGAGATCGAGTTGAGATGCCAAAAGATCAAGACTGGTCGAACTTCAATCCCGATGAATATCATCTATATGATTTAATAAAAGCAGGAATGAATCGATGCATCGCAATCAATGAACCTCCCTGTTATTGTGTTGAGGGATATGAATTTGTCAGAGAAGGCAACGGCCCCAATGCAATCCCATGTCGCAACTGTGGAAAGCTGAAGAAGTCTCTCAATCTATTATTAAGAGCTCAACTTCCTAATGATGCTTTGAATGCTGCTCTTTCTGAATATGAATTCGATAGTCCACTTCAAGAGAATGCATTCAATGAAATGATATCTTGGGATCGAGTTACACAACCACCTTCATTCTTGATGCATGGAAGACCAGGCAATGGAAAGTCCAGTCTCTTATACATCATTGCAAAGCATAAGACTTCACAAGGATTCAGAGTCAAGTATGCTCATCATTATAGAACATTCGAAGCAGAGAAAGATTCTTGGGCGGACAATGCTTCTAAATCTTATTTAAATGAATTCTTGAATGATGTTGAGGTTCTTCTATTAGATGAGTTTGGAGGACTCGGTGGAGGGGTCAACAAGTATTCAGATTGGTTCAAGAACACCACGATCGAATTAATAGGATCAATATATGAACGTTGGAAGTCGGGTCGAATGTCTGTCATCTTCACGACGAATGTATATCCTACTTTACTCAGAGATAAGTTATTCGAAGGAAACTATGCTGCTCTATCGAGAATGCAAGAGATGTTCCAACAACCAATCGAGATGACTGGTCGAGATAGAAGAAGCCCACTGAACAGAACTTCAGTTTGGGGACAATGAGAAGACTTTAATATTATTTGATGAAAGATACTCGACACCATCTAAAGAATATCCAGTTGATGAGATGCCAACTGACTTGATCCCTGCATGATGAATTAACTTAGCACATGCAAGACATGGAGGAATGCTGATAATCATTGTTGTTCCTTCAAGCCCAACACCTTTTCGAGCAGCATTTGCAATTGCATTCTGTTCAGCATGATGGCAACCGACTTCTGTTCTTGTGCCTGATTCGATCTTCATAATATCTCGAGAGCATTCATGATCATCACTGCAAAGACTTGATGAAGACTTTCGAGGGGGGCCATTGAAACCGGCACTGATTGGATTATTATTATTATCAATGATGAATGCACCAACTTGAGCACGTGGACAAGGTGACATCGAAGATATAAGTTCAGCATGTTTCAGCCAGTGTTTAATCCACTTCAAAGCAACGCCTTTCTCAATCGTTTTCTAACACGACGATGCCTTCCATGGATTGTCTCCTTGGGTACTTGATACTTATCAGCGATCTCACGAAACAAGAATCCATCAATCAGCATGTTGACAATATCGATCTCATAGTCGCTGCTTAATAATTCAGTAATTGATTCATATAAAAGATTTGCATCACTGATATTATATGAACGAGAAGCAATTGATTTATACTGAGTGTATGACTTACTTTTGCTCGCTCTGGTCTTATGACTTCGAATCATGTGAAGATGAGATCTCATCATCACTACTTTGACAAAGTTCAAGAAGTGAGACTTTTGTCTCTGCACATACTTCTCATGTTTGATAATTAATCGAATACAAGTGTTTTGAAATAAGTCGTCGGCTTCGACTGGTGAAGTCATTGTCATCTTTATTGACATAGCATTGATTGACTCTGAGTAATTCATGATTAACTTTTCTATTTCATTTCGAGTCAAGACAAACCTCCATCAAGAATCTCATGTCATCATCTCTTTCAAGAATCGCTCTGATTGCTTCAGCATAAAAAGTAATTTCGGCTTGTGCATTCTTAGCAAGTCTCAACTTCAAGAAGTGAACCAAGGCTTGAAGAGTGCAAGTCCAATAGCATTCGGAATATGTCGCCAGTGGTAATACAAGACGTGCTTGTTCTCGACACACTCCCATATCAATCAATTGATTGTAAACAGAATACTGATGTTGAATGCTCCACCGATATAAGTCGCCAGGATCTTTTTGATTGTTCAACAATCCTCCACTTCCTTGTTTTACATTCTTGATTGATTCTCTCCATTCGTCAGGCTGATAAATCTCATAATCGAACTTAACATATCGACCTGATATCTCATTCCAACTGCAACCGACTTGATGTTTTTGCCATTGTCGCAACACAAAGATTGGGGCTTTAATGTGAAAAGTGAATGTCACATGCCTGAACGGTGATGTGTGCTGATGATTCCAAAGATACTTTATAAGTCTTTTGTCATCTTCTGTTAATTGTCCTTCACGTCGTTTGCCAAAGCTGATTCGAGCAGCATTCACAATCGAAACACAGTCTCCCATGCTGTCAATCAGTGTAACAAATCCAAGGCATTCTTTTTTATTATTCATAATAACTCACTTAGTCATTGACTTAATTCATGTGTTTTGAAATAATAACACAAAGGAGGAACATATGAAAACACAATATTCAGTTGGATTGACTCAAGAACAATCAATATATATCAAAGAGTTCGCAAGAACAGAATACATCTCATTAAGTGAAGCTATTCGAAAGATCATGTCGTTGGGTATCAATACTCATCAAGAGCGAGAGGTTCCAATCTCTGAACAAGTGCAGCTTATTGAAGATCAGATCAGATCAGTTGAAGAACAAAAAAGAGAACTATCATATCAACGAGACTTTTTAAAAAATAGAATTGAGGATCAATAATGGGATACAATCATATTCACATCTGTGGGAATCTTGGAAGAGATCCCGAAATCAAGACAACTCAAAATGGCAAGGCAATGGTCAAACTTAATATTGCAGTCACAAAGAGATACAACAATCAAGAGAATACGACATGGTTTAAGGTCGTCGCTTTTGGTGAGCTCGCTGAACGTTGTGCTCGATCACTTGTCAAGGGATGCAAGTTATCAGTTCATGGAGAAATGGAATCAAGATCATATCTTCACAATGGAGAGAATAGGACTGATTGGTCTGTCTTGATGAGAGGAGTTGAATTTCATACTCGACCCGATCGAAGTCAGCAACCAAAGCATCAAACTGAATATAAAGCTGCTCCATCTCCATCTCTTCAAGAAGTGAAATCAGTTGAAGTCTTGGATCCTTGGACTTGGGATAAACCTCAAGATGCTGCTCAAAGTGATTACAAGTGGGAGACTGCACCAGGTGAAGTTAATTCCTTTGTCAATCAACCATGGAGAAACAATTCAAAATGAATCCCAAAGACTTGACTGAATTCGGAAGGCGTGAAGCTATGAGTCATAATAATAATACAAACGATACACAACCTCCACGTGTACGCGAGATTCAGCCATACAAGTATTCTGATGATGTTGCAATGGTGATCTGCACATACTTGAGAAAAGGATGTACTATCAAAGCGGCTTGTCAAGCGGCTAACATTGGAAGAGCAACTTACTATCGATGGCTCGAAGAGATACCTGAGTTCAAAGAATTCGTCAATGCGACTGAGTCCGATGTTGAGGCAACACTTCTCGATACCATAAGAGAGTTTGGAGATTGGAGGGCTGCCGCTTGGATCCTCGAAAGACGTTATCCTCAACGATGGGGAGTCAAGAGAGAACTTGAGGTCAGCGTGACAAAGCAAACAGGAACCGACGTGGTTCATGGAATGCTAGCAAATATTTTAAAACAAGAAAGCACTGATGACTTGAAGGAGGAATCATGAAACCATTGAATATAGATGTTCTTAGAAACTGGAAAGTATCAAGATTGGCAAAGCACTTGCAAAGATTAAAAGATGTTCATGAGTCTCCATGTGGTGATCCATATGATTTATATTATGATGTCGGTCAAGAAAGTGCATTGTATAAAGTAAATGAGGATTCAAGCTCTTTGTATAAACTTACTGCACGAAGTCATTGTGATCTTTATGATTTGTTTCAAGGTGAGGAGGGTTTTTTCACACTGACATTTAGTGATAAGCAAATAGAAGAAAATACAAGAGAATTATATCAATATGAATATTATTGTGATGTTACTAAATCGGACAAAGACATGATCATACAAGCCATAAAAGAGTCATATGATTACAGCAAGGATAATATTTTAAAACAAGAAAGCACCGACGATTCAGAGTCGTAAAGAATCGTCAGTGCTTCATGCATCTAACAGGAGTTATAATATGACAGAAGAGAACCATATAGAACAAGAATATCCTATTCAACAATGGATTCCTTTTTATAAAGATGAAACTAAACAAGTAGAAAAATACTTTTTTCCTACCTTGAATGGATTAATTATTGAAGTAACAACTGATCAAATATTTGAAAGAATTACTGGGAAAGAAAAAATGACTTTTTATGAGTTAAGTGAGTTTTTAAATATAAGATATGCTCTTATAACCGAGGTTTTTGTACGAAATAGTAAATATTATTTATCAAAAAAAGAAGCCACAGAACTCAGAACTGACATAAATAAAAGAGAGGTTTTATTAGAAGAAATGATTCAACAACAGAAAAAAAAGATTAGGGACTTACAAGAAAAGTTTAAAACTGATTTGCGGAGGTATAAAGAAGACAAGGGAGAGCAAAGAAGAAAAGCTTTAAAAGATAAAAAATTAAGGGGCTTTATTAAAGAGGGTAAAATTAAAAAGATTGTTGATAAGTCACTTAGTAAACATATTATTGGATGTTATATAAATGACATTATTTTTCTTAAAAAGCAGGGCTTCAGCTTGGATCTCATTTCCTTGTATTATACTGTACCAAAAAGCACCTTACAATCTTGTATTCGAGCACACACATTAAAACAATGATTAACATCAACCCTAATCCATTACAGACTCAAATCCTCAAAGCGATTGGAAAACAAGATCGTGTTGTTGCTGCTCGATGTGGTTGGGGAAGTGGTAAGACTTCAGCCTTAGTCTTTTCAATGTTGTTGGTTTCAAAGTTACGACCCAATACATCATCGCTGATAGTGACAGATACGACTCCACGATATAACAGTGTACTTATGCCAGAGATCGAGAAGTGGTTGGTGCCTCTTGGTTGGACTTACAATCACACCAATAAACTATGGACTGACACAGAGAACGGATCAACTGTTTGGTGTCGGTCGTATTATCGACCAGGTACAAGAGAAGCAACACACAATCCACTTGAAGGTTTGAATGTCACAAGTGGAGTATGCATGATTGATGAGTGTCAGACTCTGACTTCTGAAGTTGCACACAAAGCACTTGGTCGATTGAGAAGTGGGCCAAGTCCAATCATGATCCTCGTTGGTCTTCCTGTAATCGATGCATGGTGGGTCAAGTTAGCTGAACAAGCTGAATGTCTTCCTTTGTTCTTCTCCTCATATGTCAATGAAGAGAACTTGAGTTCAGAATGGTTCGAAGCAACGAAGCTCCTTCCTGAAGATGAGCGTGAAGCGATGGTCATGAATAAACCAAAACCGCCAAGCGGTCTTGTGTATTCAGAATTCAATCATGAGAAGCATGTCATTGATGACTTTGTATATCATCCTTCAATGACTGGACGAATAGCGATTGATTGGGGATTCAGGAAACCATCAGTCTTGATCATTGTATACGATGAGCAAAGAGAAGCATCGATCATAGTTCATGAGTTCAACCCCAAGGAAGTAACTATTGAACAACTCAGTTTGATGATCCTTGCTGTGGCATATCCTCGTTCATTGATATCATCAGCACCATCAGAAAGGATTTGGCTTGACACTGGTGTCGCTGACAAAGCAGGTAAAGCAAGAAGTGATCACACAGGACTCTCAGCATTCAGAGTAATTCGAAAAGATCCTGATGAAGGTGGAATCGGTTTGCCTATGAGGTCAACCACTGATCCAGTTCGAACCGATGTTCTCAACGGTGTCCAAAGATTGAAGAGAGCATTTAACTCAGGGAAGTATCTGATCACTCGAGAAGTATGGGAGAAGGGAGAGAGGGCAAGTGGTAACTCAATTCGAAAAGCGTTGCTCTCATACGCTTGGGATAAGAAAGAGCAACCCAAGAAAGATGGCAGAGAGGATCCTCTTGATGCATTAAGATATGATTGTATCTTCCATCATTGGACTGAGTCTGCTCGCAACTATCAACCAAAGAGCAAACCGAATCGTAAGGTTCGAGTTGGTTCATCAAGAAAAGAAAACTTCTAATGATAATTCACGGAGATTCATTTGAGGAGGTTAAGACCTTCGAAGACAATTCAATCGATGCACTGGTGACAGATCCACCATATGGAATGAGCAACATTTCACATACTGCCTTTATGGATTGCATGATGAAGTGGTGTTCTGATGATGACATGTATCTTCCAAAGGCAAAAGGATTCATGAATAAATCTTGGGACGGTTTTGTGCCTCCTCCTGGCTTTTGGAAAGAGGTCTTAAGAGTGTTAAAGCCGGGGGCTTATGGTCTTGTCTTTGCAAGCTCAAGAACACAAGATCTTATGGGATTGTCTTTGAGGATTGCAGGATTTGAGATTCGTGATTGTGTTACTTGGCTTTATGGCTCAGGCTTCCCAAAGTCTCATGACATAAGCAAAGCGATGGATAAAAAAAACGGAACTCTAAAAGTGATTGGACAAGGACGAGCAGGGAAAAATGCTCTAGGCCAAGATAGTGGATATAATAAAACATATAACCCAAACACTTATGACATAGTAGAAGCAAACTCTGAAGAAGCGAAACAATGGGAAGGATGGGGGACAGCATTAAAGCCATCCTATGAACCAGCTCTCTTGATTCGTAAGCCATTCAAAGGATCAGTAGCAAGTAATGTTCTGGAGTGGGGAGTGGGGGGAATTAATATTGATGGGTGTCGGATTGATACAGATGATATTTTAAATGTAGGTTCAAATAACAGAAAAAATACAGTTATTAGTTATGGAGATAAATCAGATTACATGCAAAGCAGACTCGGCAGATTCCCAAGTAATACAATCATGAATGACGCAGCTTCAAACCTCTTAAAAGATGAGTCAAGATTCTTTTACACTGCCAAGGCTTCATCAAGTGAAAGATCAGCAGGAATCAAAAGGAACATTCACCCAACTGTAAAGCCCATTGAAATCATGAGATACCTTTGCCGGCTGATCACTCCTCCAAATGGATTAATATTAGAACCCTTCTTAGGAAGTGGAACAACTGCCATCGCCGCAGAAAAGGAAGGCTTCAACATCATAGGGATTGAGCGTGAAAAAGAATATTATGATATTGCTCAAGCTCGGATTAAATACTGGTCAACTCATGATCATGCTATGACTCCTCAAAATCCACCTGATGAAGAAGTTCAATTAACATTATTTTAAGGATTAATTTATGAAAGACACAAAGAAAAAAGTAATCCTCGATCTGACTCGAGAGATGATTATTCAGCCAAGTGAATTGTTCTCAAATGATGAATTTGAGGAGTCAGTGAAACTATTTATTGAGATTGTTAAGACGCTGATTGATGAAAGTGATCAAAATGATAATTGACAATTGATAATATAAAAATGATAATATACTCAAAGTGATTAGCATCACGAGGGTATTATGCATAAACACGACGATGCACCGAAACATTTAAGAGCGAAATATCCACGATTTAAATCGCTCGGTATTACAGGGACTCAACTATCCGGTGGTACTATATCCGGATATGAACAGAATACTTCTCTCACTGGCTTGTCATGGGTTCGAGCAGCTGAAGAGATGTTGAGGACTGATCCAGTCGTTCGTCGGTCGTGGCATATGTTAAGACAAACATTATTGTCTGCAACATGGAGATTCGAGGCAGGGATTGAAGGTGATCCAGTCTCTGAAGAGCTCGCACGATTTGCCAATGAAGCATATGGCTTCGATGGATACTCGGGTCAAATGTCTGTGTCATGGGAAGAACAACTCGGATATCTTTTTGAATATGTCACTATTGGATATCGATATGCTGAAGAGATTTACAAAGTCGGTGTTGATGCTAATGGTAAAACAAAAGTCTTTCTGGACTATTATGCAGATAGAGAGCCATCGGCTCACAATGAATGGTTAAGTCGAGATGGTCAGCATCTTGACGGAGTAATGCAAACCGTTGTTGGTGTTGGCAAGAATCCTCAACCGATTCCATCTCATAAGCTCCTACTTCTCACATTGAATCGAACCGGTTCAAACTTTGAAGGAATCGGAATGCTTCGGCCGGTTTGGTGGTGGTGGAAGACAAAGCAAAGAGTTTCAAATCTTATGTGTGTAGGATTGGATCGTTGGGCCGTTCCTACTCCTAAAGTCATTGTTGATCGATCACAAGCCGAAGCCCTTGGCTTAACTGATGGAGATATTGATGCAATGGTTCATGATGCTGAATTACAGGCTCAAGCTTTTCTCTCAGCTGAACAATCTTATCTTGTTGAAAACAGTGCAGTGAAGTTTGATTCTTATGCGGCAGCTCCAAATCTTTATGCACAAGGTCCACTCGACATAATCAAAGAGTGTGACAATCAAATCAGTCAAGCCTTCCTTGCTCAGTTTGCTAATCTTGGAATTAGTGACAGCGGTTCAAGATCAGTCGGTGAAGTTCATCTTTCTGTTTTTCGTCGTGCCGCCATTAATCTTTGCGATGTCGTCGCAGGTCAAATCAGCGGTCCTGATCGAAGAGGTGGAGGAACCATCGGTCGATTGATTCGTTTCAATTATGGAGTGGTCGATCCTTCGAAACTTCCAAAGCTGACACACGCCGGACTTGATACTGATGATCTTGCAAATAGTCTAGGTATGCTAGGACCACTTGTTCAGTTTGGATTATTGACACCGGACGACGAACTTGAAAGAGCGATTCGAGAAAGACTCGGGGCCGGTGATCTTCCTGAAGATGCACAACGTTCAGCACTGCAAAGAGCAGTAAGTTCAACATCAAATAAAGGATCTGCTTTATTAGCTGAACAATTAATCAAAGCGAGAAAACGCAATGATTAAAAGAACTAAAGCTCAAACGCCTGCACCGCCCAAAGATAGAATCAAAGGATCAAAGAAGAATCCAAAAGGCTCTGCAAGTGGATCAAGAGGATCAATTAAAATCAGTGAAAAGACTGAGAAGGCTCTTGTCAATTTGCGTGATAAGCATAATGACAGATATAAATCACCTTCAAAACGTGTCGACCTTGGAATGCTGAAAGCAGTATATAGGCGAGGAGCAGGAGCATTTTCTTCTTCTCATCGTCCTAATGTCAGCAGTCGTGAGCAATGGTCATTAGCTCGAGTCAAAGCATTCTTAAAACTAGTTGGTACTGGTGAACGTAAGAAAGCATACAATACGGATCTTGACCTACTTCCCAAAGGTCATCCTCAAAAGAGTGAGAAAAAGAGTGAATCAATTTCACTTGCTCCAAAAAAGTATTCTCACATTTCATTTGATCCACCAAAACAAGCTCAAGAGAATGCAGAGAGATCTCTCAAGAAAAGAGCAGAGAAACCACCAAGCCAAAGAGGTATGACCCCTGTCGGTTTGGCTCGAGCTCGAGATCTTGCGAATGGTCGAGAGCTATCCCCCGAAACCGTTCGTCGTATGTTGGCATACTTCACAAGACATGAAGTTGACAAACAGGGTTCAACTTGGGACGAGTATGGCAAAGGCCGTCAAGCGTGGGATGGTTGGGGCGGTGATGCCGGTTTTTCTTTCGCTCGAAAGGTAGTCAAACAAATGAATACTGCTGATAATAAGACAACGTTAAGAGCCTATGGTGAAGCAATCCAACTCTCAGAGTCCAACGGATATGATGTTCCTGAAGGACTTACAGTTGGTAAACCATTTAAAACTTTATCACTTGGACAAGTATCATCTCGCATGAGTGGTGATGCTATTGGAAAAGAGATCAATCAAGATCTTATAACTGAGTTAGTTCGAGTATTTAAAGAACGGCGTGATCATGATCCAGTCATCATCGATTGGCAACATGCAACGTCACCGTTCCAAAGTGGATCACCTGCTCCCCCCGATTCAGGTTCAGCACTTGGAATGATAATCGATCTCGAAATGAAAAACGACGGCTTATATGCAATACCTGCTTACAACGAGCGAGGTCTTGAAGTCGTCAAGAATGCAGGGGGTGTGCTTTGGTCATCTCCTGAATACATTCACGGAGAGATCTTTTCGAGAGATGAAGGACAAAAAGTTGGAGACGCTCAACTTCTTGCAATCACTCTCACACCACGTCCGGCACAATCACATAACAAAATTGATCGAATTACACTTTCAGAGGAGTCAATGATGGATGATCAAATCAATGAATTAAAAGCAGCTTTAGAAGCAAAAGACGCAATGGTCAAAGAGCTCGAAGACAAGATCAAAGAGATGATGGAAGACAAAGATTCCTCATTAGCTGAAGATCAAGAAATGTCTGAGCAAGATGACAAAGAGAAGTTAGCTGAAGAAGACGACAAAAAAGAATTAGCAGAATACGACGACAAAGAAAAAATGAAAGAGGAGGATGAGGAGGACAAAAAGCAAAAGCTTTCTGAATCATTCTCTCAAGATGTTTCTTTGNTGAATGAAGTCGTTGCTCTTCGTGAGTCTGTCAAAAAGCTTCAAGCTGAGAACGACAAAATCAAGTGNGATGATGCAATCAGTTCACTATTGAGAGAGGGTAAAATCTCTCCTGCTGAACAAGACATTGCTTCAAAAGCTTGGAACATCAAAGAACTTCAACCTGAGTTTTGGCAAATGTTCAATGAACGTCCTTCAAATTCTAGCGTTCCTTTTAATGAAGTTGGGCATGGAGCAAGCGGCCAAGAGATCAGCAAAAAGTCTCTTGATCAAAAAGTTCGTGCTTTAGCTGAAGAGAAGTCAATCAACTATAGTGATGCTCTAAGTTTATTTAGAGAACAACAACCCGATTTTTATCGTCAAGCATTTGGAGGATAACTCATGGCTGACACACAAATTATTCAATCATTTATCGCAGCAGGCACAATCACTGAGTTTGCTCTTGTTTCACTCGATGTCAACGGCAAAGTTGCAGTAACGGCAGCAGGTAACGACGTGACTTGTGTCGGTGTTGCTCAACGTGCATGTGTTGCCGGTGATGCTGTCGACGTTGTAGTTTATGGACTTACTCGAGTGATCGCAGGTGGAGCAATTGCACCGGCAACCGAACCTCGTTTGTCTGCTCATACAGGTGGAACAGTGACAGCGGCTTCAGCAACTCGATACCCTGTTGCTCGTATTATTCCAAATATCAATCAAACTTCTGCATCAACAAACGATCAAATCCTTGTGTTATTTGTTGGCCCAACAGTAATCCACGCTTAAGGAGTGACCCATGGCTAGTTCATATAATAATATTCATCCAGTTGATCAGATCTTAACAAGTCTTATCTCAGAAGCTGTTCCTTCAGATAATCAACTGATTGCAAATCAAATTTTTGAGACTGTTAAGATTCCAGAAAGAAGCGGCACCTTCTTACTCGAAAACAGCAGAAACTTTATGGGGTCTGCTGTCGGTCTTGATTTACAACGAGCACCAGGAGCAAGCCGTGTTCGTAATGGTGGTTTTGATAGAACATCATTGACTTATCTAGCTGATATCTATGGATTAGAGGAATGCATCGCTATGGAGGACATTCGAGATTCGCAATATCCTGGTAGCGAAGAAGCTCGAATGATTAGAAAAGTCCGTCGTGCGATGATGCTTGCTAAAGAGAAAAGAGCAGCTGACTTAATCTTTGATACAAGTTCATTCTCAAATGATACATGTACCAATGTCATGACTGGAAAAGTTGATGCTGCCGGAACTGACGCTTTGACTGGTCTTGACAAATTAAAAGATCTTGTCTTTGCGGCGGCTCATGGTATCAATCCGGACACATTGATCTTTGGTCGTGGTGTATTCCGTTCATTAGCTCGCAATCCCGAAGTTCGTGGATATGCAGGTGACTTCAGCGGTGCAGGTGTTGCAAGTGGTAATCGCATCTTGACTGAAGAAGCAACAAAAGAAGTCCTTCGAAACATCTTGGGTATTCCCAATATCTATGTTGGTGAGGCTCGTCGTGAGACTGCTGTACCTGGTGCGACTTCAAGCGAAGCTCAAATATGGAATACTGAGACCATCTTCTGTGGTATCATGAAGGGGGCTGATGCGATCTTGAATGGTAAAAATAAAGTAAAGGGAATGCCGGTTGCCGCTTTGAACTTTGAAATGAGTACAATGACCGCAAATCAATATGATACACTTGACGGAGTTAAACGCTTTGTATATGCAGACGAAACTCATATATTCAAAGCAATTGATTCTACTCTTGGATATATCCTTACTGACTGCCTAGTATAAGGTTGATATGTGCGACACTCAAACCACACTACTCGCAGAAAAGGACGCTGATAAATTAGCAGTCCAAGATCTTGAGAAGCAACTTAAGACTCAGAGTGGTGATGTCGCACGAATTACGAAAGCAAAGATCAACGAGTTAAAGACTCAGATCAAAGCAGAGAAATCAATGAAATCAGTTCTTGATAAATCGAGGACTAGATTTATAAAAACACTTGAGACAGCAGTTCGAGCCAGTGATCCATTGACGATACTTTCTCTTGATAGAGAACAGCTTGTTGACTTTGTGATTCGTGGAGGTTTTGATTTATCAATTGATGAATTTATTGAACAAGCTGATTTAATATCTCAAGCAGTCGAGAAGACAACAAGGATTGTTCAACCCGATCTCGGATTGAGTGCAATTCAACAACAACTTGATCTCATGCAGGCTTCATCAGTTGAGACTTTATTTGATGATGTCATAATTCCAAATGTGACAAGCGGTGTTCGAGAGTCACTCGTTGCAATGACTGTCGACGTTCCAATCAAGCAAGCGATGTCTTCGCTATCACAGAAGATGCAATCTGCGACTGGTCGACAATTAACTGAAGTCAACACAAAGCTGTCAATGTATGGACGAGGTGTGACGGCGGCAATGGCTGAAGAAGCAGGATTAAGTTTTTATTTATATACAGGCCCTCAAGATGGAGAAACGAGAAAGTTCTGTTCTCCTCTTGTTGACAAAGTAGTGAGCGAGTCACAAATGAGAAAGCTCAACAATAGACAAGGCCTGTCGGTCAAGACCGCAGGTGGTGGATATAATTGTCGACATTCTTGGAGTCCTGTTAGTGAAGGATTCATCAAAGCGGCTGATCTTGATCGTGCAACAACTAGCGATATATCTGACGCAAACTCAGGAGCAAAGAGATGATAAGAAAACTTACAACGGGTCAAGACCATTCATTTGAATGGAATTCTCCAACTCCTTTAAGTGCAACACCTTCAATCACCTTCAAAGTATCAAGTGACATTACAACTAACTTGACGCATTCAAGAACAGACATCTCGGTGACTGCGATTGCTAATGATCGAAGGACTTTGACGATTGCAACTTCTGATTCTCTTGAGAGAGATCAAGTTTTTGCATTCCTCAAAACAAATGGTGACACTTGGTATTCGATTAAAATTGTTCGCATCGTTGCAACAACTGCGATCCTTGCCGAACCTTTACCACGTGAGATTGACTTGACAACGAGTGCAACAATCGAATTTGCAATGTGGTATGTCACAGCATCTTCAACGAATGTCACGGCGACGAGTGGAACTTTTCAATACTTGGTTTCATACTCGTCAGACCTTGGACAAAACAATGTATCCAAGTTGGACAAGGGAGTGATCAAAGTTACTCCTCGACCTTTTGATACAAGTCTTGATCATGATTCTTTTGTGAATCGCTTTGCTCCACTTGCTGACATGATACCAAGAAGACAGTCTGACTTTGCTCCTCAAATCAGAGCATCACTTGACGAATTATCATTAATGCTGAGAGATCGATTGTCTTCTTCGAATGTGACTGAAGATGAGATCTTCAATGCTGAAGCGTTTGAACTATGTCATGCATATTGTACAGCAGCTCGAATCTATGAAATGAATCTTCAGCTTGATGTTGCTGATGCAATGAGAGCTCGTTGTCTTGAGTTAATGGATTTAGCACTTCGATCAGTTGATCTTGATCTTGATGGAGATGGAGTGATTGATAGTGGTGAGATTGATCTTGAGAAACAAGGAGGGAAGTCAACTGACTTTCGTGCAAGTTGGAGTTCTTACAATAAGACTCAACATGACAAAGACTTCACACCATCGAGATCGATGAGACATTAATGTCTGTTAAGTTAAAACTCAAACTTCCTCAAAATGTCTGGTCTGCAAAAGACACAAAGACCATTGCATTGAATACCGTTGCAACTGTCAAGCGTCGCACCATGAAAGGCTTGTCCTCCAATGGTGGGGAGTTCAAGGAGTACTCAACAAAACCCATGTATGTATCTTTCAAAGGTGCTCGACTTAAGCCCAAGGGAGGAACAAGAGTATCTCGAACAGGTGCATCGATTTATTACGCCGGTGGTTATCAACAATATAAACATGATTCAAGAACGCGACAAGGAGGACGAGGGAAGACAGCTGAAGTTGATCTCGTTCTCAGCGGTCAATTGATGAACAACCTCGTCGTTCTTGAAGCAACTGATACTCGTTTCAGAATCGGATTGACAAAGCATGTTCAACATTATGGATATGAAGTTCATAAGGTTCGACCATTCATCGGATTGACTGATGATGAAATCAATATTCTTGTCAATGCCGTTGCTTTTGATATATCAAAAAAGTTAGGTAGGAAAGTATGAGTCGAGGAATCTTTAAGGGTTTAATGAAGATCAAAGACATGATCGAAGCTATTGAACCAAAGACAGACATTCACCAAGGATTTGTTTGTGTCAATGATGGGACTGGTCTTGTATCTCCATTGAATACAAGATTTCAAAGTCAAAGACAATTCGATCTTGAAATTGTCAGCCTTGCAATGGATGACGGAAGTGCCGGATTGAGTGGAAGAAAACGAGTCACAATTGAGATTCATGTGAGATATGCAATTCCTAAAGAAGAAGGGTTCAAGATTCGCATGATGACAGAAGACTCGGGGAAATTGATTGATACAATCAAAGGCCCCCAATATGATTTTAATACAACAGGGATCGTGTCAGTGATACCATCACAAGCAAGAGCTGAATTGATTACTGATGACACAGGTGAAACGCTTGGTCATCTCCTTGTTGTTCCTTTTGATTTGCTTTATTTGGAGGCATAAAAAATGAGTGTTACACATAGAAGTTTAAGCGTTGCAATTGAAACTGGATTCGGTTCATTGTCCACGGTAAATAATTTGCCTGATAACTCAGGATATACTTATGTATCAATTCCTTGTGAACGTGATCCTATTTTGATTTATGGTGATATCGTAGCAAGTGAGAGAAATGATGCAAGAGATGGATCTTATCTTGTACCACCGGAACCCGATACGGTTTGGAGTGGTGGCAATAGAGTTCGTCGAAGAACTGGGCAAGTGAATCTTCGAGTTGACTTGACTACTATCGGAAGTAGTGCAGCGAATTACAACGCCAATTATTTAGGCATGCTTTTAGGAGCAGGCTTCTTGACTCAAGTCAATGGCGTTGCAAATGTTACTGCTTCAAGTGTAACAAACGTCAATAATTTTGCAGGAGCAGGATATGCGGCGACTGATACAGGCACTTTGATCTCAGCGATTATAAAAGGTGCAGTTGAATATAGTGCAATCACTGAAGTGAGTGGGACTGATGTTAGTGTATCTCCTGCCTTCTCTGCACAATTCACAGGGACACCGGACATTCGAGGAACTCAGACTTGGTATCCTGGATCAAGAGATGTTACAGGAACAAGAACTCACTCTTTAACTTTTCGAGTTGATGGCGTGAATTTCAAGTCATATGCTTATGGATGTGTTCTTGAAAGTCTTGCAATCAGTCTTGACAACGGTCGCTTAATGGCTGACTTCACATATCAATCAGCATTGATTCAAGATGATCATGGAACAGCTTCAGGCCCAATTGAGCCAACGTACAACGCCGGAGCTCCTCCTTTCTTCAGAAACTCATATGTTGTCATTAGTGGTGGATCTCCATCATCATTAACAAATGCAACGTCAGCAGATGAGCTTTCAAGAATCGCTGTCGACTGTGAAGACTTCTCATTGACTGTCACAAATACATTGACCCCTCTTGGTCATTCAGAATCAATCCTCGCAATGTCTGACATGGAGATCACTGATTTAAATGTTGAGTTGACTTTGACTTTGTCGACTGTCAATACAACAATTGCAAACGATTATTTCAACAGAACGGTTCGTCAAGTGTTAGTGGGTACAGGCCCTTCAGCTGATGGAGAAGGTTGTGCAATCATGATTCCTGCTGCTCAACTTGCAAACGATCCATCAAAATATGATGTCAGTGGAAATGATATTGTTCGTCAGACTCTGACTTATAATCAATCTCGCTATGCAGGTGATGTTAATGGTGGAGCGGCTTATGAATCAAATGCAGGATGCTCACCGTTCAAAATTGCTTTAGGATTGTAATATGGCTATCAACTTTTTGACTTCAACCGAATCAACATTTGACATTGTGATCAGTGCTGATAACTCCGTGACTTGTGACAGTGAGCAATATAATAAATATATGAACACTGGCGACATGAGTGTTCTTGAAGAAGTCAAAGAGGATGCCACGATATTCACAATCAAACCACTTGGCCCAAGTGAACGAGAGCAAGCAGAGATTCGAGCAGGTGCTTATTCAAGATCTGAACTAGGCAGACTACTTTGGATTGAAGCACCAACTGAAAAGAATGAAAAAGCTCGTTGGCATCATGCACTTCCAATCGATGAACGTGAAGCATATGCAGACTATGAATCATACATCAGTCGAGTTTATATTGAGATGATTCGAGAGTCTCTTGTGTCAATCAATGGAGAGCCAAGTGATGTCGATATGATTCAAAGAATCAGACCTGACTCGAT